GCAGCTCTTAATACAGCATCATCATAATTTTCTAACGATCCAAGATTACCTTCTAGAATATCTGCAAGTGCAAGTCGGTCTGCGAGTTTTTTCTCTGCATCCGCTTGGTTTCTCTTAAACCAATTGTATAAGGTCTTCCCTGCAACATACGCAATACCTGCTACTGCACCAACAAGCAACCCTGGCGGCCCAAACATTGCACCAAGTGTGAGTGCTCCAGATATTGCAGTCGCACTATCAACAGCGAAATCTGCCCATCCTTCTGACATGCCTTGAGTTTGTAACCAAGTACTGATATCGTCTCCATAGAAAACAAGTGCACCAGTTAACGCACCCAGTGCAGAAACCTTTAATACTTTTCTTAGGTTCATCAACCCTGCGCCTGCAGCACCTTGCCCTGCAGGGCCTCCACCACCACCAGAACCCAATACACCTTGAATAATACCAGCAGTAACACCTTTTGCAAGTGAACCGCCTGCAAATCCAGACATAATACCGGCGGCAGTCAAACCTGCGCCTGCAAGAATCATCCCTAATGGACTTGAAATAAAATCAGTGATTGCAGTAACTGCTTCTGGAATTTTGGTTGCAAAGGTTACAAAAGAAGTTCCAAGTGCAGACCAGTCAACTTCTTTAAAGGTCTTGATCATTGAGGTTTCAAAGGCAGTGAATCCACCACCTGTCTTCTCGTCAATAAATCCTTTTGCAAAGTTATATGCAACAAACAAACCTGCAGAACCAAGAAGAAGTGGTTTCATCATTCCTAGAAGACTTCCACCAAATCCAGAAATCATGTCTATGAGACCTTTTGACTTCTTACCATTATTATCAGTGATAGTTGTATCTGTTGTAGTCTCTTCGATTTCGGGTTGAACTGGTGGTTGCAACTCGCTGAGGTCGTCTCTTCTCTGTTGTCTTTCGATTGCTTCTTCTTGAATGCCCATCTGTTTGCGCAACAGTTGTGTCTGTTCCGCAATATTTCCAGAGATGGAATTGAATACACCTTCGAACTTTTCGAGTTGTATTTTGACAGAGCGAATAGAGTGACTACCGCTATTGCGAGTCAACTGACCTTCTGATTTTAAACGATCAATGATCGCTTCTGTTTCTGCACTTATTGCCATTTACTTTCCCGACTGCATTCGTTGTTCTTCTTTTTGTTTTTCTAAAAACTGTACTAACATCGCAAAATAAAGGTCACGTTCATAAGGTAATAAATTTTCTACGTCTGATATTGAGTATTTATGATGCTGCACCAATGAAAAGACTATTTGATAATATTCTTTCAGACTCATGTGACACAGCACTAGGCGAAAAAAGATCTCATTCCTTCTATTACAAATGTCTTTTCAGTACCTTCACTATTGGTATACTTCATTTCATGACGAAGTTTAGGCATTGTTTCAAAGAACTTTTGAATTTCTTTCATCACATCTGCCGTCATATCGTTCATGAAGTCATCAACCTCTTCTTGCGAATAGTCAGAGAACTTGTGCGTTTCTTCTTCAGATGCAATTTGATCCAGCGAAGATGTCATAATGTAATAGTTTACAAGAGGGTCAGTTGCATCCATTGTGATGATTTGTGTGAACTGATCGATGGTAGGATACTTTAAAAACAAAGTATATTCATCATTAATTCTTACACGTTTGGAATGTTCTTTATCCTTGACAATTTTAACATCGTCAATGTTGATTTCCATCTCAACTCTCTCTTTTGTATCAGGATCTCCGATAGTAAACTTAATTGCGTTATCTACAGATCTTGAACGTAGCACAAGAAGTACATATTCCAAATCAAACATTGCGAGTTTAGAAATATCTGTTTTAACCAGACAGTTATTCACAATTTGTTTTGCCGCTAGTAGTTCTTGTTCACGGTCATTTGACTCTTGTGCAACCAAAAGAATCTTTTCTTCTTTGACCGTAAACGGTCTGTATTTTACTTTTCTACCAGTTGAAGGAAGTTTCAATTCAAAAAGTGGTAGATCAATTTTAGGTAAAGCCATAATATATTCTCCTTACTATAGACCTATACTTCGACTCAAATTGTCGAAGGAATTATTAACACGCTGGAACCTGTTCACAGCATCTTGTATACTTGATACATTAGAAAACCCTTGATTAACGGTTTGTTGTACCACTCCAGCAAAACCTGCAACTGCACCAAGGATATCAAAGAAACCAGAACCACGTCCTAGTCTTGATGTTGGTGAGCCTGGCCTCAAACCAGAGTATTCGATTCTATCATATGAAAATGCAACTGGAAGTGTTAGGAACTGATCGTTTGTTTCCCATGCCATATCCAGATCACCAATCTGAGAAGGCCATGCTTTGTCTAGTATGACTTCATAGAATCTACTTGGATCGTGATCCGTTGAGAAGTGACGTATACTTAGACGACATGAATACTCATCTTTGTATCCAATCTCATACGGAAGTTTACCATTGTCTTCAGACAGGTTGCCACCTGCAGTTCCGATATTGATTACATTCTGCATCCAAGAGTGGAAGAACTTCAATATCTCATGATCACTATCAATCATAAAAATTGTATTGATTTGTGTATTCTGAACAGACATAGGGAACTGTTTAGGGAGACTTGCAACTGCCTCGTAGTTCGCAACATTAAGACTTACAGAGGGGATCTGTGCCGTCTTACAGAAGAACGTGAGTTCTTTTGATCCCAACAATGAGTTGACATTGTTTGGGTAACCTGTTATAGTAACTTGAAACAAGTTCGCATGTGCAGGGCCACCAAACTGATCAAATGTTGATTTGAATTCCGATATGCGAAATGCCATTATCCGTTCCTTATGATTTTACGACTATCAGCGTATACTTTGTTTTTACTTGCACCAACGAAGTTCGCAGTTGGTAGGAACAATGCAATGTCCCACTCCACAGGATTAACATAAAAAAACCTTGATCTTGTCTGAGCAGTCAGATAGTGTTTGATAGTGGGTTTAAATTCTCTGAACTTAGACGCACTGTTTAAAAGTTTATATGATAAATCTAATTTTGTACTAGTATCATACTTATCGTTTGTAATGGTGTCGTAAAGACCATCCATTAACTTTGCACGTAAAATAGGTGGTAAATAGTGCATGTTGATGCCCATGAATCCTTTTGGTGCAGGGCCAATTGGGAATATCAGAGGGAACTTATCGTAGTAAGGTAATGTCTTTGCATGTTTTGCCTCATACGCAAAGAAGTACATATTACCTACTGCAGATGTGTTTGCACCTCTGTCTTTTAATTCACGTTCTACTCTACCTGCATTTATCGGGCCATTCTTGACAGACTTCTGCGCAGTATCTCTGTACCACTTACGTGCGGCATCAGTACGTGCAGGCACTTGTCCCGAACGAATACCTCTTAAAAGTATATCATTAAATAATGATGCTGCCATTTCTAGTCCTTACAGTCTTTACATTTACATTTAAAACAAACGTCATTTATGCAATCGGGACAATCTTTACCACGATGACATGGGTGTCCACAGGTTGTGCAAATGGGTTTATCTGATTGCATGTTCGTCCATTAATTTCTTTATCGTATCTAATGCACGCTTGCCATCTGGGTGTTTCGGGTTTATACTAACCTCAGTACCATTCACAAAGTCTGATATACTTGCAGATTTTCCTAAGGCGGTAATTGCACGATGGAGTGGATCCTTTGGATCGTACTTTCTTTCGAATCCAGGCTTTCCTCTCAGTTCAACCCACTTACGATCTCCCTTGTTCCACATCTTCAGAACATCCATGTCTTTGCCACGAATGAGTTTTAATTTGACTCCCTCGTCGATAAACTTTGTTAATCTGATCATGTCTTCTGCCTTTGCGTTTCTTTTCTTGTATTCATTATATATTTCTTTGTATGTGGTAATTAACACAACTTTATCGTTATCGTCATATAGTGTGTACCTTGGCCACCTGTTCATGGTCGTTCCTAATACTTGATGTTGAGTTCTTTCTCCGTCATTATTACAAATTCCCATCCACGTTGGTGACAGAACCTTCTCGCTGCCTTCCACTTCGCATCATTTACACCCCAAGTCTTAACCTCGTTAAGATATCTACGAGAGACACGTCCAGTAGGGGTTGCATTCTTTTTCCTTGGATCTGGTGGTCTCGTTTGTTTGTATGGTTTTATTTCAACCATGATCGTCTTTGGTGCACCCTCACGTTGTTTCATTTTTACAATTACATCTGGAAAGTATCGATGCATCTTATTGTCTAATGGAGACATGTAAGGAACCATCAATTCCTCAGATTGCCACCAAATTGTATCAGGATGTTCGTCACACCACTTAAAGAATTTTACTTCCCACATACTACGATAAATAATCTTAGATGGGTCGCCTTTGTACTTGCTAGGGTTCTTTGGGCGGAATCTTCCACTATATGCCATTTTCAATTTCACATTTTGGTTATAAATAGGTTTACACAGTGTATTTATAAGGTTTAAACAAAATGGCAGGAAGTTACAGACCAGAGGTTGCACGTCTCAAAGATGCGTATAGACGTAACCCTACTCTATTCTCGTTTCCAGAAAATAAAACGGCGCATTCTATCATGTTCGTTTTCAAGGAATACGACTATAGTGGGTATACAAGACAAAACAATAATGCATCATATTTTGAGACACGACAACGTGGAGTCGGTAGATCTATTGCAGATCGAAACCGAGCAATTAGTACGTCCATTAGTTCTTTTGGTTCTGTCGAGTTGCCTTTTCCAAAACAGTTACAAGACAATACATCCGTGAGACTCAATGCATTTGAAAGAGAAGCAATCACTGAAGCGGTTACCAATGCGATATACAAAGGTACAGGTGGTGGTATGGGTAATGGAACTCTGGGGTCAATAGGATCAGGACTCGCAGGCGCCGCAGGCGATATTGCAGGTGCGATACAATCGGCAGGGGCTAGTATGGCGACTGCGGAAGGTCGTAAAAATGCAATGGGTACTTTCACCAGTGCAGTAAGTGATGTATTAGGTAAAGTAGCAGGTATCGAAGGTACAGCGGCAACATCTGCGGCTGCATACTTAATGAGAGGTATAGTTAGTAAACTTGGTGGAGACGTTGCAAGAACTATTGATCTCGTCCAAGGTAATGTTGTCAACCCTAAAGAAGCACTTGCGTTTGAAGGTGTTGATATGAAGAACTATAGTTTTTCATGGGAACTCTATCCTTCTAATGCAACTGAAACACAAACAATCGATCAGATTATCAAGACATGTAAACGTAATGCCCTACCAGAAGTTCAGGATCTTGTGCCAGGCGTATTTGAACGTACATTCTTGAGGTATCCATCTATCGTAGAAATTAAACTAATCGGAACTAACAACCAGTACTTTCCTAAATTCAAACCATGTATGATTAAAGCAGTAAACGTAAGTTATGAAAATGCAGCAGGTACTGTTCCTATCATGCAGGGTGGTGCGCCTGGTTCTGTAACATTGAATATGGAATTCTCAGAAATGTCTGCACACACAAGAGAAGATGTAGATCAAAGTCTTGATCGTGCAGCAATCAACGCACAAGCGAATCAGTTGCCTGATAGTTTCTAAACAAAAGGTAAAGACATGGCAAA